ACGAGTTTAAAGTTAAACACCTTAGAAGGATTGCTAAGTATATAGAAACAACAGAAAGGAAGGCACTAGTTAATTATTTTATAAAAGCTGAAAGCTATGAGTAACAAAACAACTAACAGAATCTACGTTGGAAACGGGGTAGAGAAATTTGATGGAGACATGGTAGAGTTCTCTTTAAACCTAACTAAGTTAGGTAAAGAAGCAACAGATCACATGTTCGAGTACAATGGTGAAAAATTCATCAAGCTAAAGGTAGCTAAGATGAAAGAAACTAACGAGTATGGTAAGACTCACTACGTTGAAGTGAACACTTACAAACCAGAAGTTAAAAAAGAAGCAGTAGCTGACGACTTACCATTCTAAAGATGGAGGGGCTTGTCCCCTCCCTTTTTTAAACAACCAAAAAAAACTATGAAGTACAGAGTATCAGACACAGATATTATTAATATAGATAAGGTAGAATTTATTGAGGTTGATGGTAGTTCTATAAACTTTCATACTTCAACAAATACACACCGATCTATATATAATAACGAGATAGAATCTAATTGTGTTTTTAATAATATTGTTAACCACTTTAACACTATGGATCTAAGGCTTAATGGGGATACTAAACCTAAGACCGAAACGCAAAGAAAAGAAAAAGCATTTGAAATGTTTTGGAATTTATATGATTACAAAAAAGATAAGCCCAACACAAGAAAGACATTTATGAATTTAAGCTTAACTCAAATGGGTGATGCCATAAAGGGAGTGAAGGCTTACGTTAGTTCAACACCTGATAGAACTTACAGAAAATTCCCTAGAACTTGGCTTAACGCTAGGGGTTGGGAGGATGAAGTCAGTTTAAATAAAAAGAAAACTAACCGATACGTTAAACCTAAATACATTTCAGATGAAAGATAACATGGATATGGAGATGAGGCTTATCGGTAAGATTATGTCTAATCCACGAGATTATTACGACTGCCACAGCCTAATATCTGAGGAGATATTTACTGATCCTTTGAATAGGAAGATATATAGAGTGGTATCAGATAAGCTAGATAAAGGAAGTAAGGCTGACATGATTGTTATATCCTCTGCTATTAAAGATCCTCTTGTTGATCTTAGGGTGGCTGAGTGCATGAGCTCTGATCATTATGCTTATATGACAAAGAACATGGTCTTATATCTATCTCAAGAGGATAAAAAGATAAGACTTAAAAAACTAGCAGAGCTTACTACAAAGAAGATTGATAATGGTGATGACTTGTTTAACGTTATAGAGTTTGTAGAAGAGCAAATGAAGTCTATATCTGAGGTCAGGGGTAGTGACATACCTGATATTAAAAAGCAGTTAAAGATACTGCATGATGACATAAGAAGGAGAATGGACTCTGAAAACATGGTTGGTCTACCTACAGGCTTTCAATCAGTAGATAAGTTTACTGGTGGGTGGCAAGAGACAGACTTTATCGTAATTGGTGGTGCTTCATCTATGGGTAAGACATCACTAGGTTTAGCCTTCTGCTACAATTGTGCTAAGGTAGGTATTCCATCTGCAGTATTCTCTTACGAGATGGGGGACACTCAGTTGCTACAAAGATTAGTTTCCTTGGAGAGTGAGGTTAATAACAGGTATATAATGAAAGGTGCATTAGAGAGTGGTGAACTTAATAGGGTTGATAAAGCTATAGGAAAGCTAGAGGGTGTTAATCTATTTATAGATGAGTGTAAGGATTCATCTCTTAGGTATCTTCTTAATAAGATAAGACAGTACGTTATAACTAAAGATGTTAAGTTTGTTCTTGTAGATTACCTACAACTTGTTAAGGGTAGTGGTACATCTAGAGAGCAAGAGGTAGCTATGGTGGCTCGTGAGTTAAAGAATCTAGCTAAGGAACTTAACATAACGATAGTAGCTCTGTCACAACTTAGTAGAGGTGTAGAACGTAGAGATGGGTGCAGACCTAGTCTTTCTGATCTTCGTGAGAGTGGTGAGATAGAGCAGGCATCTGATATTGTTATGCTTGTGTACAGACCTGAATACTATGGCATTATGACTGATGATAGTGGAAAGTCTACCGAAGGCCTTGTAGATTTAATCTTTGCTAAAGGTAGGAATATAGGAACAGGTACACTACCTCTTAAGTTTAAGAAGGAGTATACTAAATTTATAGATCCTCAGGATTACACTGAGAAGTTTATATCTGCTCAACCATCAGAATCTTTTTAGTTATGGAGTGGGATGTAGAGTCAATTATTAATTTTACGATAGGTTTAATATTTATATTAACCATGATAAAAAGATGCGTAGATAGATTATGAGAAAAGAAATATATCACGCTACAGTTCACTACAGATGGAGAACAGTAAGATTTGTAAAAGGAGTGGAGAAGGCTGCTAAGAAATGGAAAAAAGCTACTCACAGAACATGTATTACTGAGCTTGATCCTGAAAAATTACAGAATGTTAAACACTTTGTCAGGGGGTTAGAGATAAAACATAAATCAACTAACGACATACAAATAAAAATAGATAGCGTAACTGATTATGAGTTTATATGTATGTCACATGATGTTCATTAAAAGATATACATATGAAATTATATTGTAAAAATTGTGAAAAAACAACTGAAGTTAGTAAATTTACAATGAAAGTCATTGATAATAAGGTTATTAAGCCTGAATCAATTTGCAGTTGTGGAGAACAAATGCAAGATATTTCAACTTACGATGGATTTGGTGGAATAATAAAGAGACCAGGTGGTAAAGTAAGAGGTAAAAAATAGTAATTAAATTTTATAACTATGAAAGACTTTAAAACAATTCAGTGGGGTTGGGAACAACAAACTCCAATGGGCATGAGAAGTGAAGAGCATATAGCTTTTTTACTTAAAAGGTACAACGAAGGTAAACCTGAATCAGAACACGTAACAACAATGGCTCAGTTAAACAGAGCTTTATTAAAAGAAGAGTCAGAAAATTTGAATAGTTAAATTAAGTTAAACAATTAAATTAAATTAAAATGATCGTAGTAGCGATAACAGTCGTCTGCGTTATATTTATTCTTATAGCGTGGGACATGGTAAAGTATTCTAAAAAAATTAAAGAAAGTGAAAGACATAATAACAGAGTTCTTGAAGATCTCAAGAGAGAAAAATCTAAGACTAAGCGTAGTACAAAGGTTTCTGAAGATCAAGTATCGAATAAACGTAAGTATAAGAGTGCTAAAAAGAAGGCTGTCGAATCTAAAGTAAATAAAAATGCAGGAAGAAATAAGAAAAAAATGCGATGAGATCAGGGATTTATTAATAGAAAAGAATAAATCTTACGGCAACTCAGTTTTTGATAAAGGAGTTTTATTTAATGTTGATCCTATGTACGCCATCCAAGCTCGTATAAACGACAAGCTGAACCGTATAAAAAGTAAGGAGACTTACATGAGTGAGAATGATCTCATGGATCTTACAGGTTACCTTATACTTCTTCAAGTTTACATGGATGAAGTAGATAGAAGAATGAGTGAAACTATTAAGTCTGCAGAAAAGTACGAAGAAAATGAGACACCATTTAGTTATGATTGGGTAAGTTACGAAGAAGATGAGACTGGAACCCCGATTTGAAAGTAAAGAAGATAGGCAACGAGAAGCTGAAACTCTTCGTATACTATTAGAGGGTAAAGATTTAACCTTTGAGCAGCTAGATAAGTACGCACCAGTAGATGCTGAGATTATAGACAACAAGACCATGAAGGTTATTTCTCTTTGTGAGGTTAAAACTATGAGTCTTAACATGAAAGACATACAAAGAGTTAGAACTTCAGTTAGAAAAATACAGCATTGTCAAAAAGAAGCACTTCAAAAGCAACTACCTTTATGTATAGCTTGGAGATTTCTAGATGGAATTGGTTATATTTGGATGCACGAAATAACAAAAGCCACAGTTGAGTGGGGTGGCATGAAAAACCCACGACCAGGATCTATATGGGATAGAG